GTTAAAACATCGGTATTTTCAATAATTTCATTGATTTTATTAAACCCTAATTCCGAAGCATCTGCATTTTGTAATTCAACGAAATATACATTTAATCCTTCTGCCATGAATTTTTCTGCAATACTAATTGCGTTCTTCAATGCATCGGCATCTAAACAAATATAAATGTCTCGTACTCGTTCTTGTATGATTTTCTTTTGAAGGTTCATTTGAATAATTTTTCCAAACAATGGAATTGCATTGCGTTTAATTGCAATTGCATCAAATGAACCTTCACACAATATTATCGGTTGAGACCAATTTATAGTTAAATCAAATCCGATAATGTCTTTGGATATTTTAGGATTCTTATGTTTTTGCTGATCTGCTTTATAAAAAGCTCTACTTACAAAATAATTCAATTGTCCGTTACAATCATAACTTGGAATAATTATTTTTCCGGAATATTCTCCGGCATCGCAATATCCAATTCTGTATTTTAAAATATCAAATATAGTAACGTTTCTATTTTTTAAATAATGCATTGCATTTCTATAATCCGGAGTATTTTTCGGAATCCATAATGGTTTATATTCTGCAGGTAATTGAATTGATTCTGTTTTTGTTTCTGTAGAAGTTACATTTCTATATTTTACGGATTCAATTACGCGTGATAATTGTTCAAATTTTTCTTTTGGTAAATTTAATTGTTTGAATAACGAAGCAATGCTCCGTCCTTTTTTATCAGATATCCAACAGTGCCAAGCATTTTCGCCTTGCGAAGTTGTATTAATATTGATTTCTAATTTAGGTTTATAATGAGAAACAAACGGAGAAAAGAATGCGATATTATCACCAGATGTAGATTTACCTTTACCTAATACTGATTCTAATAATTGTAATAATTTAATGTTTTTCATTACTTATAATATAAGAATATTATAGTATTATTCCAATTTATATATTAATATAATATAATTAATAATATTGGTTAGACACATACATTACATTTCTGGTCTAACGATCGATTCAAGTCTGAATCAATCATTATAATTAATGTATCATTAATTTACATGAATGTATTAAAAATATTTCACATTTCAAATCTTTACGTAAAAAATTTCTTAACATTTATAACTTCTTCGCCATTTTTCAAACATTCTGCCATCCAGTCTGCAGGAATTTCTTTTTTTGCTACATGTTTTATACCTAATTTTGCAGCATACGCTTCATATGTAGTTTTGCTACTTTTTGATATTTTTTGTGTAGGAGTTTGAAAAACCATGCGAATATCGATGTTTGGATTTGATGTTAATACATGTTTCATTTTTAAACGATCAGCACTAGTCCATCGTCCTTTAGTTTCAATAAACATTAATTCGCCGTTACGTTTAACGAATACAAAGTCTGGAGTATATTTTGCTTGACGCTCCGGTACTATGTAATTTAATGTTTCAGTTTCATATTTCAAAGGATAATCAGCTGATTTTATTTGTTCAGCTACAACATGTTCTAATCCTGATTTGTAACCGTATTTATATGCAGCTGCTCGTTTCGAACTCCCGGCGCTGTGCCAATGATTTTTTGCCATAACTAGTTATTTTTTTTATTTTTTAGAATCTAAATATTGTTGCCACGTTCTAGTTTCGCCAGAAGGAGATAATATTGTTGTTGCATTTGAAATATTTCCATTATCTACTTTACCGGATATAACAAAATTTTGTATTTTACCAGAAGCACCTTCCCAGTATTTATAATTATTCAACGTTCCTTGCCAAAATTCGTATGTATCTAATCCTCTCATACGTTTTAACGTACCTGTAAAACATATAGTCGACGTAGTTGGATCTATTACATCGCCAGAATAATAATCATATGTTGCGTCATCAGCTGTTCCCGTAAATAAAAAAGTTTTTAATTTTTTAGAACCGGTTCCTATATATTGTTGAATTTGTATTTCTTCATTTTCTAGTTCACTTTCAGCCGGAATTTCGGTATATTGTTTTGGTAACTTAGATATATCTGTTATTTGAAAATCTATTGTTGGCAACGTTTTATTGATTTTTCTTAACTTATTGTACCAAATTTCATATTGTTTTAAACCAGCTACGTCTACGTTTTCTTGAGTTAATCCTATATCATTAACTAAAGTCATTCCGCCATATGAATCCCCATTTAAAAATTTTTTTATTTCGGCGTTTCCTATTCTATATTCCACCGATGTGATTATTGTAATTCTATCGCCTTGAACTACTTCAGTATCTTTCTTTCTTAATAAAGATCTTTGATTGTTCCAATACGCACTTTCAAATATCCAACATCGAAAAGAAAAAATTCTAGCTGATGGTCGAAAATCTCCACTTATCAACGCAATTAAACCAGATTGATTTACGATGTTTGATATTTTTTGCAAAAAAGGTTGACGTAATGTGTCATTGATAGAATTAAATAAAACATCTTCTGTCGCTCTCGTTCGTTCTCCTTTAAAACGTTTAGCAACAACTTTAACATCAAATCCGTATATAGCACCTGCATCTAGATAATCTGTTTTATCTGTACCTACCAATGTAGTAATACGTACTGGAAATTTTTCAGCATCCGAAGAAATTTCTTCTGCATCTTCAAAAAGTATCGTTCTGATAATATGTTCTAATAAAGAGTTTCTCATAATAATAAATATTTACCAATCAACTAATACTAAATTTCCATTCCACATCATAACGTTATCGGAACGAAAATCTAAATCTAAATCAAATTCCGGAATTCCTATTTTATCAACGTCGTTTTTGAGTGCATTTAAAAAATTGTCTATGCGCGGATCTATAGAATCCGTTTCATCTAAAAAATCAAATATAGAAACTTCTCCACCTTCGCCCCGTGCATATATAGCAAAGTCTTGCATAAACAAATCTATTTCGCGTTTCGTACGCGTTGGTAATTCTGTTGCATTTGCCATGATGTACATGTTTTTTCCATCAACGTAATAAACAGGAATAAACGTAGTAAATTCAGTATAACGATTCACGATATTACGTGCTACTTCATATTCATCTTGTTCTTTGGTAATTTTAAATACTTTGTCTTCGCCATCGATTTCATAAACTCGGCCGTTATCGCCTTGTGCTATAAGTTTGAATTGTTTGTTTTGAATTTTATCCAAACAACGACGAATATCCGAATCAGACATTTCTCGTAATAAATGTTTTAAACGTATCATGCATTATCCCGGTAAAATGTTTTTATCAATATCAAGTCGTATGAAAAAATTCATATCAACATCGTCTCGTTTTTTAATAGGTTGTGCTAATTTAGCAATTGCCAACAATTGTCCGTAATTATCATACAAGCCAATTGTAGTTATGTAAGGAGAAAATACGCTGGAACTAGCAAATGTTTGATACGTAACATCGTCATCCATGGTTAAACTAGGATTCAATGATAAGTTAAAATCGCCAGCATCAATGCGAGTAATAACTCCTAATTCATACATTGTTAATGTGCTACGATAACTAGCAGTATACGGTGCATTTAAAATATTGTTGTAACGATAATCTGGACTGGATATTACAGTCATTCCTTGTTTAGCAAATACGTTACCAACTTTGTTAGTCTGTAACATAGTTCCGCCTTGCGTACGATCTGCTAAATAACCAATTTGTGTAGCAGTTAATGCTTTGGTATAAATTCGTATTTCATCTAAATACCCTTGTAAATTGTTCGACGTAACGGAATATCCTCCTATATACAATGGGTGATTGTTATCAATTCTTGCAGATGAAGTAAATGGGCCTAACGGCATTTGTAATAACGTACTACTAGCAGATGCATGCAGCGTACCATTAATATACATTTGTAAATTACTTCCAGTTTTTTGACATACAACATGATACCAAGATGCAGTAACAAAAGTAGATGAAGTAATTTGCGTTTTAAATGTAGTACTACCAGCAGCTGAAAAAATTAATTGATTGCTACCACTTAATTCTATTCGAAACGGATATTTTGGAGTAATACTACTAGAAGCTTTAGTTAATACTAACTCATTATTTATTGTAGAATTTGCGCCAGATATAAAAAATGCAATACTATAATCTGTACTTCTATCATATTGTCCTAGTATATCATCTTTTATGTAACCGTTGCCATTGAATTTAGCCGATAATCCAATTGAAGAAGTTGCTCCAGTTGTAGTTGTAACTCCGGGCTGATATGTTACGTTTTGACTTTCATACGTAATACGTGTCGTATCAAAATATTCATTAAAACCTTCGTAATATTTTGTTTCTGAAACAATAGATGCTGTATTAAAAGCAGTTTCTATTACATTTCCATAAATATCTGAAGCTAAATTAACACTGCCGGTAAACGTAAATGATGCAGGTTTTATTCCTTCACCGACTCGTATATTAGGTATAGATAATACAGATGCGGTTTGATATAAAAATTTTGGAGTGCGATTTAAATTAGTCGGTCCAAATGTATTATACGGTTCGAATTTATTTTTATAAAAAAGATGATTAATAGAAAAATAAGTTACGGATCTTAAACTTCCATCTACATTGGATGCACTATTATAAGCAACATCTGAATCTAATGCCGGAAGATTATTTGGATCGGAATAAATACCAACCAATGGCAAACAACTTGAAGTTGCACTACCTGAATAAAACGTCCACAATTTATATGTTTGAAACGGATTGCTAGATACATCGCTAGAATCCACTTTTTTAAAAACAGTTGGATTGATTCCTTGATATATATCTATGCTATTTATTACGTTTGTCATAATAGTAAAAACCCTGCTACATTTATAATAAATATAACAGGGCTCAAATCATTGATTGTTTTAGTAATCAAGCTTAACTCGAATCAATGCTTCTCTTTGAAATGATTTCAATAATGGTTTACTTAATTTAGCAACTGCTAATAATTCTCTACTATCATTGTATAAACCAACCGTAGTAATATAAGTTTTAGGATCTCCGATAAATGTGGTTTGTGAAATCTGCCCAACACTTCCAGTTACATAAGATGGATTGTTTGAAAAATTATATTCTGCATTTTTTACTCTTACGAAATAATGTGTACTAGTAATTTTTTCTGAATTTCTTGCTAAAAATTGATTAGATAATGCACCGGATCCGGAAATTGAATGATATAAAAGGAAATGATTATTACCTTCTGCTCCGGCAGTCGTACTACCACTTAAATTAGTAGCAAAACTTAATTGTCCATCTAACATTTTTCCATCTAATACCAATACACCATGG